AGGACGTTTAGACGCAAGAAGGACGCTGAAGAGCTTAGTTGCGGATTTGAGGTTGAATAAAGTCAGCAAGCAGTATGAAGCAGCCTAATTATAGAATGTATCCCTCACTTCTGGATAAGTTCGAAGCTTATCTGAGGGTGGATGAAGAAGTGGAAAGCTTCTTCAATATAGACAATGAAACCGGAGAGTATAAGCGCTCTCCGGAAGAAGTTGAAGCGGAATTGAAACAGTCTTTGATTGACGCGATCAATCGTGTACCCTTTGCCAGTGAAGCAGCTGACAAGGGTACGGCCTTTAATGCACTTGTGGACATGGTAATTCATAACGAGTCGCATATACCAAGTGAACGTGCTCCGTATTCCATTATTGGAGATAAGGAAACAAACATTGTACAAGTAACTTTCCCAGAAACAGATCTGGCACCTATGCGGAATTTCCTCTTTGATCGTAGATGGGTTATTGAGCAGGCAAAGTATTTCGGTGGGGCAGTAAGTCAGTTGTATGTATCTGCAAATCTACCAACCAGATACGGCGATGTGGAGCTTTACGGCTTCATCGATGAATTGAAACGTGATGTGGTATATGACATTAAGACGACAGGCAGCTACAGTTTCGGCAAGTATGAGCACGGATGGCAGCGTCATGTGTATCCTTACTGCCTGATAACTTCAGGACAGATGGAGAGTGTGAGCGCATTTGAGTATACGGCCTATGTTCTCAAAGGCGGTACCAGCCGCACTCCGCTCATTTCTGGGACACGCTATCCGGAATACTATACTTACAATCACGAGCAGAGCGTAAAGTTACTCACAGCCCATGTAGAGCGTTTCATTGAGTTTCTGGAAGCGAATAAGGAATTAATCACTGATAAAAAGATATTTGGACAATGAGTCAGACAGCTATTCTAGTGAAGGAAAAGGGCGTGGTGAGGATTGACAAACCTTTCGACTTTATGTGCAGCCAGCTTCGGAACGGACGTTACAAGGTCGTCATCGAACGGTATACGGAGCCACGAACTATCAGTCAGAATGCCTTGATGTGGCTTTGGTTTACTTGCATCGAGCAGGAAACTGGAACGGACAAGCAGGACGTGCATGACTACTACTGCAGTCTTTTCCTTCGCCGGACGGCTGTAATAAACGGAAAAGAAACGATAGTTGCCGGAAGCACATCACGGCTGAATACCTTGCAGATGACTGACTTTCTCAACAAGGTGAAGGCGGATGCGGCAACTGAATTGGGAATATCGCTTCCTCTTCCGGATGACTTGTATTATCAAGAGTTTATTAACGAATATAAGTACAGGAGATAACGAAATGAATATTACAAAAGCAAAAGTAACGAAGGATAATACCCTTGTTGCGACCTATATGGATGAAACGGGTACGGTTACAGTCGAAGGTAAGAACCTTGTGACGAATGACTTGATAAACGCTTTCAAGGCGCTGGTTCCCCACATGGCTTTTCTCTGTGAACAGAAGGAGGCAGACGGAAAGGAGTTCCTGGAGGATATGCCGGAGAACATTGACAGCATCCTTGAGGTGACTGGATTTACGGTGGGAGGTGACGGTGACAGCAGGGGAGTCACACTGACCGGAAAGCGATTCCTGAAAAGCAACAAAGTACTGAACCTGAACGCACCGTTCACTAAGTTTACGGATGAGAACGAGGACTATGCATTTCAGTTTGAACTGGAGCAGGCAATAGAGTCGTGCAGCTATGAAGTGAACGAGTATATTTTCAACAAGAAATGGAAGGTGGTACAGCAGGAACTTCCGTTCGAAGAACAGGCTGTGGCAGATATTCAGGCTGATGCGATACCGGAAGCGCAGACGGCGGCTCCGGTTAGTCCGGACATTGAAGCCTTCCAAAAGATAATGGACAATTCAAAAGTGACGATAGAAGTGAATGGGAAGAAAATCAAGCCCAGAAGCTCCAGCCGTCACAAGACCACACAATTAGCATCATAATACTATGTTGTACCCATTTTGTGTAACGCAAACCCCGAACTGCTATAAGATAGCTTTCCCATATCATGCAACGCTGAAAGAACTGGTCCACCGTATTCCGAGTGTTGCCAAGAATCCTAAAGCGGCTTATATACCCAATGAACGTGCATGGAGAGTTTCTCTTGAAGATAAATGGTATGTGGATAAGATGGGAGAGTGGGCCGTATCTGCGAGGATATGTAGCCGTATACAGCGGTCAGTATCTACTAAGGCTGTAACGGATTATACCATTCCAGATCTTCCGAAACTGACCATTCCCCACGGGCTTCTGTTGGAGCCTTACGAATATCAGAAGGAAGGCATCGCCTACGCTTTGCAACACAAGCGATGTATCTTCGGTGATCAGCCGGGGCTGGGAAAGACATTGCAGGCAATAGGCACGGTTACGATAGCAAAGGCGTATCCGTGCCTTGTTGTTTGTCCGGCAGCTTTGAAGATAAACTGGCAACGTGAGTTCAAGAAGTTTGCCGGAAAGCAGGCAATCATATTGGATGATCATAATAAGTCAAGTTGGCAGCGGTTTTATGAACAGAAAAAGGCAGATGGCACGGCTCTATGTGACATCTTCATAACCAATTACGAGAGTCTGAAAAAGTTCTTTGTACAGGGAATAAAAGAGGATTCACGCTTTACCATGCGCTCCATCACGTTTGACCCTCGTATCTCATTGTTCAGGTCGGTAGTGATAGATGAAAGTCACAAGTGCAAGTCTAGCAAAACACAACAGAGTAAGTTTTTAGAAGGAATATGCAAGGGCAAAGAATATGTGTTAGAGTTGACCGGTACGCCGGTGGTTAACAATAATACGGATTTGATTCAGCAGCTGAAAATAATGGGCCGTCTGGAAGATTTTGGAGGGTACAAGAATTTTGTCGAAAAGTTTTGTGCCGGACCTAAGCAGAGTTCCAATGTGAAGGAGTTGAACTGGAGACTGTCAACCACCTGCTTTTTCCGAAGGGAGAAGGCCAAGGTACTCACGCAGCTTCCGGACAAGTCACGGCAGTATATCGAAGTGGATATCACCAACCGTAAGGAGTATGACAAGGCAGAAGCTGATTTGATTCAGTATCTCCGTACATACAAGAATGCGGATGATGAAAAGATACAGAAGGCTCTGAGAGGTGAGGTGATGGTGAAGATGGGCATCCTGAAATCCATATCCGCAAGGGGCAAGATTAAGGTGTTCTCCGAGTTTATCCATGATGTGATTGACGGTGGAGAGAAGCTGATTGTTTTTGCCTATCTCAAAGAAGTTGTGATGGAGTTGAAGAAGCTGTTCCCCGATGCGGTGACCGTTACCGGTGATGACAATGCTTCCCAGAAGCAGAACGCTGTTGACCGTTTCCAGAATGACCCGGAATGCAAGCTGATAATACTGAACTATAAATCCGGAGGTACGGGATTGACACTTACGGCCAGCAGCCGTGTAGCGTTCATCGAGTTCCCCTGGACGTTCTCAGACTGTGAGCAGGCCGAAGACCGGGCTCATCGTAACGGCCAGAAGAATAACGTGAACTGCTATTACTATTTAGGAAAAGATACGATAGACCGCTATATGTACGATGTTATCCAGACCAAGAAGAACATCGCCAACGGAGTTACAGGAACGGATGATGTGGTGAAGGAGAGCGTGGTGGATATGGCGCTTAACTTATTCAATCAACGGTTATGAGAAAAAAGACAACACCGCCATCAGAAAGCCAGATTCAACATAGTTGTCTGACTTGGTTCAGACATCAATACCCGAATCTGGCTTTGCTCCTGTTCGCAGTACCTAACGGTGGCCTGAGGGATGCGAAGACAGGGGCAATGATGAAATACGAGGGAGTGCTGAGGGGAGTGTCGGACCTGATACTTCTTATCCCCAAAAAGGGATATGCGTCCCTATGTATCGAAATGAAGACACCGAAAGGGGAACAGAGTGAAGAACAGATAAAATGGCAGAGAGAAGCGGAAAAGTACCGTAATAGATACGTTGTCTGCCATTCCATCGAAGAGTTCATGAAAGAAGTAAACGATTACCTGTTATGACCTACATTGACTACATTAATCAGTTTTGGCAAATTCGACGGTATAAACCGATGACAGCGCATGAGGCAGACTTCTATTTCTTTTTGCTGAAGGAATGCAACATCCGGAATTGGCTTTGCCCATTCGAATTACCAACACGTCTAATCCAAGCCGAATTAGGTTACAGCAATAAGACTGTAATTGATTTGCGCAACCGATTGAAGCAAAAAGGGCTGATTGATTTCATTGAAGGGAACAGAAGAGAAAAGGCTGCTTCTTACATTCTTTTAGTTACCTCAAGTAACCAAAGCGGTAACCAAACTGGTAACCAAAGTAGTAACCAAAGCGGTAACCAAACTGGTAACCCTATTATAAAGACTAAGAATAAGACTAAGAATAATAATAACTCTGGCGAGTTATTTCCGCCCGAAGAAAAACCGAAAAAGAAAAAATCGGAAAAGGTAGAATTTATCCCTCCCACATTGGACCAGATAAAAGCCTACTTTGAAGGAAAGCTTCCGGACTGGGAAAGGCAGGCGGAAATATTCTTCTATCACTTTGATGCCTTGAACTGGAAAAACACGAACGGCGCCCGTATCGAAAGATGGGATAGCCGGGCAAATCTTTGGATAATCGAAAAACAACTTCAAAATGGAAACAAACCTACAACGAACAATGACAGCAGTTCTGCATCCTTCCCAGCTTGTGGAGGGGGAGGCACGTCCGGCGGCGATGGAGCTGACGCCACTGCAACAGAACTTGAAGACTGGATTGACAGTCTCCCAATTGGTAGATAGCTGGTCTGGAACCACTGCGCAACTGAACTGTAACCTGAGTATAGACGATGTTATCCGTCATGAAGGAATACCCACACTGGCCGATGTGAATCGTGTGTACGGGAATACGGTTTCCGTGCGCATTATCACCCGACACCTTCGGTCGGTACTGAGTTACGCCGGGGTGGAGCTGACGCCCGCACAGCTGGCCGAAACATCGCTGGCCATTCTATCCAGCTATTATTTCCTGAACTTGGCAGAACTCTGCATTTTCTTCACGCAGCTAAAGAACGGGAGTCGTGGGCAGTTTGTTTGGGGGAGCAAGGTAAATAACCAGGCGATAATGGTTGCTCTTCATGATTTCTGCCTTGATCGGGGTGATGCTTACCGAAAGCTGGAACAGGAAAAGATACGGATTGCAGTTGACAGAAGCTACAGCCGGATTGCAGATGCGGCGGCTGCGATGGTGAAAGGGGTGGATTCCATCCGAAAGCTGAAAGAAAAGGCAAGAACTGATTTTGCGGCTTTCAGAACGCTTTTCCCATTGCTTCCAGACAACTACAAACCTGAAGACCTGTTCAACGCATACGGGGGAAAAGAAGCTGCAATTAAGGCCATATATGGAGGAAACACACCACCGCCTGACATAGCGAGTGAAGATATATACAGATTCCTCTGTGATTACAACGTGAAGATGAACCGTAAATGAATTAACCAAAAACCACATCAATATGACAACTTTTGAAACAACAATCCAGACGTATCTGGAAAACCGCGCAAAGACTGATTCGCTCTTTGCCGAGACCTACAAGAAAGCAAACAAGAGTATCAAGGAATGTTGTAATTACATTTACTCCCAGGCACGGAAATTGGCCAAAGGTTCCAACTCGGTTGGTATCGATGATGCGACAGTCTACGGGTGGGCTGTCCACTACTACGATGAGGATGATATCAAGGTCGATGGAGTAGAGAGCCGTGTAGAAGTGGCAACACCGGAGCCTGCTTCGGTAGAGCAACCGAAACCGCAGCCTAAGCCGGTCCAGAAACGCAGGAGAGGGGAGGATAATAGTCTGCAACTTTCATTATTTGGGGAATTATGAAACCGAGAACAAAACGTGAAAAGCTGGTGGTTGAACTCAGCAGTAAGCTGCCAGCAATAACAGAAACCCAGATAAGATGGGGAAAGAAGCATTGTTTTCCACATAATGCTTACCGCTGTAAGGATGAAATGTGGTGCAGTGAATGTGGAAAGATGTGGGTTGATGTAACTGGTCAGAAGGAAGGGTACATACAGTGTCCTTACTGCGGAGAAAAGTTGGAAGTGAAGGTTAGCCGTAAGACAAAGGACAATTCAATAAGCTATCTGACAGTCGTTACTACATCAGGAGATTTTCAGGTGCTCCGTCACTTCTACACAGCCAAGTATGCAAGGAAAGAACGTGACACACATTATTTCATCGATGAGGTATGCCAACAGTGGATAACTGCAGACAGAAAAGAAACGGTTATGGCCAAGGCTATGAATATGGGATACAGAGGTTGGCTTCACGGTACAGATATGAGCATCAAACAGGACGGAAATATATACTATTCACATTCGTATGACATAGATGGTTATGTATATCCGAAAGTAAAGCTGCTGCCTATACTCCACAGGAACGGCCTTCGTACTTCGTTCCATGGCGTTACTCCGGCCAGACTGATACGTGCGATTCTTGGGGAAAGCAAGTATGCGGAAATGTTGCTGAAGACAAAACAATATAGTATGTTGGATTTCTATATGCATCGAGGTGGAATTTCCCATCCGTGGGCAGTGAATATCTGTAACCGCAACGGGTATATCATTAAGGACGGATCGATGTATGACGATTACCTTCATTTGCTTGATTATTTCCACCTTGACACACATAATGCTCACTATGTATGCCCAAAGAACCTGAAGAAAGAACATGACAAACTGGTTGAGAAAAAGAGAAAGATAGAAGCGAAGATTTGGGCCGAGGAGGAACGGAAGAGACGGATTGAACGCATGTCCAGAATGAAACAGGATATCCTCTCTTTCATCCAAAGAATCCAGCCATTCCTGGGAATAGAAATCAAGGATGAGGATATTGTGATCCGTCCATTGGAAAGTGTTACCCAGTTCTATCAGGAAGGAAAGGCTATGCACCATTGCGTATATCAAAATGAATATTACAAGCGTAAGGATTGCCTTATTCTCACAGCGCAAAAGAATGGGAAACGTCTTGAAACGGTAGAGGTCTCTTTAAAGACCTTCAAGATCGTACAGAGTAGGGCAGTCTGTAACGAGACCAGCGATTACCATGATCATATTATCAAATTGGTAAACCGTAACATGGGACTGATCAGGAGGGCCGCATCATGAAGGTTTGTGTCGAGTGTGGCCGGAACCTTCCGGAAAGCAAGTTCCGGGCCTATGAAACAAAATCCGGCATCCATTACACCAATAGATGCCGGTTATGTGAGAGCAGGCACACGGCTGAAAGAAGAAAGCAGGACAGACTGCATGGACGGCTGGCCAGATACACTAACGAGCAGCTGGTGGCCGAACTCCGGAAACGTGGAGCGCATATCATGTATGGAAGTGATTTTGATTGTGTAACAACGATTTGACGATGGGAAAGTTGAAAGTTTATTATGGATGGGCGAAGATAGGCACTATCCGCAAGAAACGTGCTATATCCGTCATATACGAGAATGAATGGCATGGCTGCAGGTGTGATCGTGGACAAAGGATTTTGAGGGCAGCACAGGAAACAGTAATAGAGAGGTACCAGGATGAGGAAGAAGAGAAAGCCGCAAAGGATTGTACTCGGATATTTACCGAGTATAGCCTGTTCTTTGACGAAAAGCCAATAAACAGCAGTCTTAACAAGATACTCCAAATGAACAGTGAGGCCGACAAGAATCATGTATCTAAGGCTATGCGTGATAAGATTGCTGAAGCCTTACGAAAAGCCTTTATGAAGGCCAACCGCGGATATAGAGAACCAGATGGACAACAACTTGAATTAAATTTTGAATAACATGGGAAAGCAGGAAAGTTTGAGTGATTGTTATCAGTTCGCAAAGGATTTGGCCAAAGCAGAAAAGGAGCTGAAAATCGAGAATTGGGTGCAAATCAGTATCTGCTACGGTCACGGTCATCAATCTGTCACCCTATACACCTACGACCTTCCTCGTGAAGTGTACGAAAGAAGGATGTGGGTAATCAGGTGGAGGGTGGCCAGATTGCAATGCCAGCATCCAAGGAATGATGTGTACACTTCTTTTTACTACTACGACAAGCGTTCAGGAGAGTCGCTTGAAGTGAGTTCCTGCCTTTCAAGGCTGGTTTCAGCAAAAGCCCAGATAACAAAAGCAGAACGTAGGATGAATGAGTATATCGAGCACAACCGTCAGAACAACATGTTCTTTGATGAGAGTACGGACGAGGAACTGGTTAAGTTCCGGGAGAAACTGGAACGCAAGAAACTCGAATGTGCCGAGTGTGAAAAGAGACTTGAGCAACTTGTAGAAAAAAGGAGAAATAATCAATGAAAACGAAATTGTATTACCTGTTTCTGGCAGTCATGTGGTGGTTGCTGGGATAGGTGGAAAGGAGAAATGAATATGATGCCAAAAGAATTACCTAATGTAATGAATGATAAAGGGTATCAAAAAGATGCCCGTGATTTTGCAAAGAAAATGATGGCTTGCAATGGAATACTTTACCCATGTAAAGATTTTAATCATTTCCAGGAATGGATGGAGGAAGCTTTGTCAAGGGCTTACCTATATGGTGCGCAAAGTGCTGTAAGAGTAGGTTATCTACTTGCTGACAAGGATTGGGAAGAAACATACAAAGGATTAAAAAAAGAGATTTCCGAATTGAAGGAAAGAATAAAAGATGAGTAAATAATATGACTAAGAAAGAAGAAATGCTTAGGGAAGCCGTTCACGATCATTATCAGTGTAACGGAAAGTATGCTTGTGAAGAACGTGCTTATTGCCGGTTCTGCGAGGGAGAAAACATAGCACATGATTGTGATGAAGATTGCTATGCAGATGAATTCAGCGAAGGATTTATAGCTGGCTGGGATGCATGCTTGAAATACCTTGCTTCATTGCCGCTGGATGAAGCTGCTAACAGAATTGTATATCATGGAACTGAGATAAGTGATAATCCAACAAGTAAGAAATGAAAGCCATATCCATCAAACAACCGTGGGCGATTAGGCTCGCCCACGGGAATATTTGTTTCTAAGTTTTAGACACAAAAATATGTTTGATAATTTAAGTATGCTTCATATACCAATTCAAATAGATTAACTTTTGTTTCGTCTGAAGCTTGATGATCTATATTTGCTATGAATCTACTATTGTTAGTTTCAATAGTATAATTAATCTCTTTATAAGAAAATTTATTATTTTCTAATTTATTATTTGGAAGGTCTGCTAATATTATAAATGATTCTAAGATGTAGTTCATTTCTCCATCGTTGTATATGCCTTTGTTTTTTGAAAGTCTTAAAAGTTTTGACTTTAACGAATCAGATGAACCTGATATGCGTTTAAGAAATTCAAAAACGACAAGAGATGGAGAGCTATTTATCCAAAATCTTTTTTGGTTAAATAAAATACATTCGTTATATTCTTTATAGTCGAAATTAAACTTCTCAATTGTACGAATGTTGATGAGATTGTATATTAAAAGATGTCTTAATAAAAAGACTATATTAAAGTATGCAAAATTACCTCTGCTAGAAATAGTCGAATTGTTTGTAATATTCATAACTTGATTAGCGATACATTTTGCAATTTCATTCACATTATCAAAATGGAAAATTTCCTTGCTGTAGAACTTGTCAATATAGCCTGAAAAATCAACATCGGCACCATATTTTGCATGAAATATTTTTCTGATATTTTCGATATCACATACTAATATGGTTTTGTCAAATTTGAATTTGTGTTCATTGGTGCGGCAAAAGTCGTCATGTACTGAAAGAATGTTGAGTATTCTGAATATATGTTCTGGATCTATACGATCAAGGTCATCTATAATCAATATGGCCTCTTTCCCATTTTCTCCTTTTGCATTCGAAATTAAATTCTGTATAATCTGTGTAATAATATTGCTTTCATAAATTGAGCCTAGTTTTTGTGATATCTTAGTCATGAAAGATTTAACTTCAGCATTTTCCGATAAGGATTTTTCTTTTTGAAACTTTTTGATATTTTCCCTTAACTTTAAGAGTTGGTGTATTATGTCGGTTTTGAAGCATACCTTTTCTGCTGTTGACAGAATATTACCAATCAGAATATCTAGGTTATTTTTTATATAAAAATATGTTGCCACAGAAGAGGTTATCTGTATATTATTAAAGTCGCAAGGAACTTTCTCAAGAAGTTGTAATAGAATGTCTGATTTGATGTATTCAAATATGTCTTCATTGCTGGCTACAGAATAATTTACAGGAGTAAGAATGATTGGTATATATTCCTTAGAGTGTTGATTATTGAAAAAATCATTAATGAAGTACGATTTTCCAATACCATATATCCCTGAGAAAATGATATTAGAATTGTTCGCTTCTTCTAAAAACTGTAAGAATCTTTGAGATTCGTTCTTGATACTTATTTCCATGTTTTATTTTGTTTTAAATGTTTCTGTTTTCAAATATACGAATAAAATTGTTTGATTCAAAATTTTTACTGACAAATCGTGTCAGTGCTTTGTGAATACCCGGTAACTGCTTTGTGGCGGTTATCGGGTAAATTTGTTTCTGTAACGCAAATAATAACAGTTATGGAAGTAATTTACAGAAGTACAGAAATATTGAAGAAGCTGGAGAACAACCCGAGAACTATATCGGAAGAACAACTCCAGAAGTTAAAGGAATCCATACAGAAGAATCCAGACTATTTTGAAGCTCGACCAATCATCCTGTCTGATCGGACGGGAGAACTTGTCATCATAGCAGGGAACCAGCGTTATGATGCGTGTGTTCAGCTTGGAATTGAGGAAGTGCCTACAGTGCTCATCCCAAACTTGACAGAGGAGCGTGAGCGGGAAATCATCATCCGTGATAATGTGAACAATGGAGAATGGGATCTGTCTCGTCTGTTTGAGTGGGACTGTCAGAAACTAATGGAATGGGGCTTAGAAGGCATTAGTTTTCCTGATTTGGATGATTTTCCTGGTGGAGTAGAAGATACTCACAATGTACTTCGGAATGAAAACTACGAAGCTGGAGCCCATATAAAGTATTTGGCATTTGAAGGATACAAGATTCCGATTACTGATATCGAGTTGGAAGGATTGAAGCAGCGTGCTGCAGAGTATCTTGATGAGAACGGAGTTATGATTGGGTTTGTAAATAATCTGCTTGGTTTATGATGGAATATATTGATATAGAATCATTGAATCCGGCAGAGTATAACCCGAGGTTATTAACACCGGAAGCTCAGGAGGAGTTGAAGAAGTCGATAACTGAGCTTGGCATTATCAAGCCTATTATTATCCGCAGGTCGGACAAACGAATTATGGCAGGGCACCAGCGGACAAAGACCATGAAGCTGCTGGGATATACTCATGTCCCGGCTTTCGTTCTGGACGGGGTGAACTCTACGGACGAGGTGCGTTTTAACCAACTTCACAACTATGCTGAATGCGAAGTGTCAGAGGTTCAGCCGGACATTCGTGTTTCTGTTCCTGAAGGAACGGAAGGGTTCTTTATGGTCCAGAATAAGGATATAGCTATCATTACCAAGGGAGGGAATAACTCACGCGTAGTGGACCTAACGAAGATGATTCTGCGATATGGCCAGTTTGCGAATGCCGTATGCAACCATGAGGGAAAGGTCATCATATCCACCGTATACGCCAAGGCGGTGAAGCTTCTGGGTATGGACCTGCTTGTCTATGTACTTCCGGAAGGAAAGGAGGAACTGGCCCTGTCTTATTTTTCGAAGGAATACGGTGTCTTTGAATACTCCCATCTGGAGCGAAAGACTTACATACAGTCTTTTGCACAGAAGGCACGTCTCAGGGAGAAAAACGGTGTCCCGAGCAGCAGGAGCCATTCCACGCTGTACGAGCGTCTGGTGCTTCCGTTCATCACGAAGGATATGCATGTGCTTGACTTCGGAGCCGGACAGAAGGACTATGCCACCAGGCTGAAAAAGGAGGGATACCTCATTGACGCGATAGAGTTCTTTCACCGGAAGGACGGAGTTGACGTGATAGACGAGAAGGAGATACGTCAAGACTGTGCGGACGTGTGCAAGACATTGTCGGAGTATGGCCTGTATGATGTAGTGGTATGTGACAGCGTCCTGAACTCCGTAAATTCCCTTGACGATGAAAGGAACGTCCTTCTTTCCCTTTCTGCACTGTGCAAGCCAGGTGGTATGATCTTTTGGTCGGGTATTCCTTTATTGTTTGCGCAGAAAGCTTCTGAGCGAAAGGAAACGCACGATTACCGTTCAAAAGCCTTATTTCTGGATGCAGACAATTTCACGGCAAACTTTCGTTTTGGTGAATGGTATTTCCAGCATTATCATTCCACGGCAGACGTATGCCGTCTTACGGAAGAACTTATCGGTTCTGATTTCAGGATATATGAGAAGGGCATCGAGGTAGACAAGTCACGGGAACTGCGCGGATCATCTTTTCAGGTTTCCGTCATAAACGAAAGAACCGCATTGCGTGATGAATACATTGAAGCTCTGAGATACGAATTTACTCTTCCTCTTCCCAACAACAGAAGATGGGATTTAGATAAGGAAATATTACCAGTTTTTGAAAAATTGTGATTATGGCAGCACCAAAAGGAAATAAGTTCTGGATGTTAAGAAGCAAGCATGGCAGGGACAAGCTCTTTGCCACGCCTGAACTTTTGTGGGAGGCGGCGTGTGAATATTTCCAATGGTGCGATGAAAATCCTTGGACGACTAGAAAGGCAACGCAGAAGACTGTTCCTGTAAAGGTTGTAAAAGATAAGGAGATTGTAATAGAGAACCAACAACAGACACAGCAGGAGGTTACTCCCACGTCACGACCATACTCTCTCATGGGAATGTGTGTGTATTTGGGTGCTTCTACAAATTGGTGGAATGAGTTTCGTTCTGCCTGCATAAATAAAAGGGATAAAGATTTTTTGGAGGTCATCGCACGCGTGGAGGAAACCATCAAGACTCAACAATTCGAGGGGGCTTGTGTTGGAGCCTTCAATGCGAATATCATTGCTCGTACCCTAGGGCTGGCAGATAAGCAGGAAGTGGACCATACGACGCAAGGAAAACCATTCAAAGGATTCGACTTTCTTCCCTATACTCCAGAAGCAGATAAACTGAAGTGATATGGGACAGAGCGTGAACATAAAGCAGCGGTTAGCTTACAACTACCTTCGAGATAACAGGACGAAGTTTCTGCTGTATGGTGGTGCCGGAGGTGGTGGAAAATCATGGCTAGGCTGTGAATGGCTGATGCAATGCGCTTACTACCTTCCAGGCACACGCTGGTTTGTCGGTCGAAATAATCTGAAGGATAGCCGTGAGTCAGTAACCGTAACCTTTAATAAGGTGGCAAAGTTACATGGTTTCACGGCATACAAGACAACCAACGAAGGGATAGCATTTGACAACGGAAGTGAGATAGTCTATATTGACCTGACCTATTATCCGGTAAAAGACCCGATGTATGAGCGTTTGGGCTCAAAGGAATACACTGGTGGATGGATAGAAGAAGCCGGGGAGGTGCATTGCCTTGCCTTTGACGTACTGAAGACACGTATCGGCCGACATATGAACGATGTGTATGGAATTCCAGGAAAGATACTTATCACCTGCAACCCGAAGAAAAACTGGTTGTATCGTGATTTTTATAAGCCGTGGAAAGAGGGTAAGCTCAAAGAACCGTATGCCTTCATTCAGGCGCTGGTACAGGATAATCCATGGGCCACTGAGGACTATATCGAGAGTTTGCGGAATACGAAGGATAGGGTAACCAAGGAACGTCTGTATTTCGGTAATTGGGAGTATGACAATGACCCGACAGCCCTTTGTGATTACGATGCTATCTGTGACCTGTTCACGAATGAGTTTGTCAAGCCTGCCGGGGATTCTTCCGGATCTGCTGACCTTGCTATGAAGGGACGTGACCGTTTCATTGCTGGACACTGGAAAGGGAATGTCTGCTATATCAAGCTGGATCAGGAATACAGTACTGGGAAATCTATCGAGACAGACCTGAAGCACATGATGATAGAATGTTCCATACCTCGTAGCCGTATGATAGCCGACTCTGACGGTCTGGGAAGTTATCTTGAAAGCTATCTGAACGGAATCAGGGAGTTTCATGGAGGAACACGACCCATCAATCCTGAGTATGGCAACCTGAAATCGGAATGTGCCTTCAAGCTGGCGGAGATGATAAACAACCGCCTTCTCCGTATAGTATGTACGGAAGCACAGAAGGAGCGAATAATTGAAGAACTTGGGGTGTTGAAGCAGGATCATATTGATGCGGATACAAGGAAGAAAGGAATTATCAGCAAGGAGAAGATGAAGGAGATACTTGGCCGCTCTCCCGACTATCTTGACATGTTGATTATGGCGATGTTTTTTAGAATTAAACCAGTTTTAAAGCGGCCTAAAGCAAAACTTGGGAATATATGACGGTGAAGGAATTGTTGGTAGTTGGTAATTTGTCCCATGGTATAGAAGGAGAGCTTGTAAAGCTCCATAAGCCGTGGAAGGTAGGAAAGGTCAGGACTCCTGATACTTTGAATGACATGAGCATGGGTGAGCTTATGCAGTTACAGTCAATCAGTACGGAAATGGAAACTATAATGGTGCCCTGTCGTGTGCTACTGGGAATGTCGGCGTGTGAGGTGATGAAGGCTGATGCATCCGAGGTTATAGGGTTCTGTTTCTGGGTAGCCAAGGAAGTGAAGCGGATAAACAAATTGTTTGCTTCCACGTCCGTACCTCCTACACCGGAGGAGAAGCAGGCCGGGGCAGAATCATTGAATTTCGGGCCGTTCGGACAGCTTGACTACTTTGCACTGAGAATGGGGATAACGGACCATGAAGCGGTAGAATATGTTCCTTGGGTACGTGTGTATAAATGTTTAGATATGGATGCCAGAAAGATCAAATATGAACGTCGGTTACGAAAAATCTTGGAGGAAAAGAAGAAATGACAGTAGAAGAGAAAGTTAAGAAAATAGTGGAGCAGATGGGTGTTACCTATCTGTTTGAGAACTGGCAGGCTGCAAATGTAAGGCTTGACAAGATGCAGCTCCCTGCTGTGATGTATGTACTTCCGTCTTCCGGAAATCTGAATGTGGGACCTATGCAGATGAAAGACTTCCCTAACTGCATGATAGCCTTTATGGATAAGATAAAACATGATTCTTCTGGTGAAGAGAATGACCAAGTGATAGAACGATGCAAATCTTTGGCTAGGGAATTTATACTGAATGTGAACAGAAGCAGAATGTTTGAGCCTGTCCAGGGTGACATTCCGTACTCGGTGTTCTATGATAAGTTGGACGTAAATGTGACCGGGATTGTTATCCAGCTTCTTTTGAAGGAAACGAGGGGATTTGTGATGTGTCCTACAAAAACGGTGAAGGAGATAGTGTATGGAACTTCTGATGAGGGATAAGGTGATGGAGCTGGTGTCCTCCGAACTGGAAGCATTGAAGCAGAAGATTATCGAGAACCATAAGGAAGCAAAGCAGGTAGCTTCTGGCAGGACGATAGCCAGCATGAAGGTAGAGGTCACGGAAGATGGCGGTATTCTGTGGGGGCGTAGCGCATTCGGGACGCTGGAAACTGGACGCAAAGGAGGGAAAGTACCGGCAGGATTCTGGAAGATAATCCGGCAATGGATGGATGACAAGGGTATTCAGGTAGAGAAGCCTGATTCGTTCGCTTACCTTGTGGCCCGTAAGATTGCGAGAGAAGGTACGCAGCTTTTCCGGAATGGCGGACGGAGTGATATTTATTCTTCTGAGATAAAAGGAACAATAGAGAGAATGTCTGATAAGATTGGCCTTTTGTTTGGTAGTGAAGTCGAACATATAAATTTAAATAAAGATGAGAGAAGGGACAATAAGTAGTTACAAAGTCTATTATCCGGACTCTGTATGTTTTTGTTTTAACCCGAACAAGATTATTGTAGAAACAGATCGGGAAGTTACATTCTTGATTGGGAATAAAGGGGCTTTGCAGAATTATGGAACATTCGATTCTACATTTGATCGAACATTTCGTGTTGTAAAGGGAGCATTTGTTGATGACCGGGATTCTAACAAGACAAAGGTTGTTCTTGATGTATCTCCTTATTTGCAGGCATTGTTTGATATTGATCCTGTTGGAGAGATGATATCCAGTAAGGAAATTGATGTTAAGATTGAGATTTCTGGAGCTAATATGCAATTTAGTGTTGTGACAATTTGGGGCAGCCTAGCGATTGGAGAAAGTATTACTGATGCCAGAAAGGTTCGTAAATTTGGAGATTTACCGTTTACTATATCGTATTTTGATACGTCCATGCATCATTCAGATCTTTCATCCAAGCCTTCTTATATTTCCGTTGAAGAAGTAGAATGTGGCGATGGTGTTTATTTGCGTTGGATAGACCGCCATGGCTTTTATCAGTATTGGCTTTTTTCTAAAGGTCAGGATGATATAAAGTCAAATCAATATGGGGAACAATTGTATCAGGATTATGAGGTCGGAGGACGAGGGTATTATGGAGTTTCTCGTATGCAGGGTATGGAGGTTGCTAATACCATGAGAATATGTGCCTCATTGGTAGATCGTGATTATTATTCGATGGTTAGAACGATTATCGGATCTCCTATGGTAGATATGTATCAAGATGGGGTATGGATTCCTGTGAGAATCGATAATTCTACCGTTTCTGATGAAGGAAAGAGTTTGCAGGATATAGAGTTTTCAATAGTATTGCCGGACATAATCACACAGAAGCTATGAAAGAAGAATTGTACATAGACAATAAGCCTGTTGATTTAGGAAGTGGTACGAATGTAACATTGTCTTACAAGAGCAATTTCTTGTCTGATGTGAGTAAGATTGTAAGCAATAATAGTTATACCATTAATCTACCATTGACAGCTAGAAACAAAAGGGTAATTGAAGGTGCGCATATACCTTCATGTAGTACAAGGTTCCCGAGAATAAATCATGCCGGTAGATATGTGCGCAATGGAGTTGAGTTGATTAGCAAGGGAAATGTTTCTCTTCTTGAGATTAATGATGGAATTGATATCGCATTGTCATGGGGCAATGTTACGAAATTTGCAAGCATAGTGAATGACAATAAGACATTGCGGGATCTATCTTATGATGAAACCTCGTATATTAGCTGGATAAGACCTAGTTCCGGAGCTTTTTTCCCTCCCATGTATTTTATTGACTATGGGTTTAAAGATACGGATGAAACGATATGGTATCATCCATGTATGTCTGTGAAGTCAATACTTCAGAGAATACAAGAGGATTGTGGGGTAACGTTCAATATTCATAGTAGAAGTGATATGTTGGATAGGCTTATCATTCCTTTGACCACAAGATATGATTCTGATATCGTGTCTGAAGGGAGCGCTGAGGAACTTGTCTTTGCCAACAGGTCATATAGGTTCGATAGTCCGATAGGATATTTTGTTCTATTTGAAAGTCGGGAAATTGATAATTTCTATTATGCGGCACATTATCTTACAAATGAAGTTAGTGGGACATTCATCTCAGGGATACGTAACAAATTTAAGAATACGAAGTACAGAGTTTCTGGGCAAATGAAGTTTAAGGTTTCCGGTGAATACGAAAATTTGTCTTTGACTGGTTATTTAATGCGTAGATATGGTGATGATGATATGTTTACCTTGTTTAGTGCATCTGGGACTATTCAAGGAGACTATTATGTGATAGAAATCGATTCTGAAACAGATGTATTGGATTGTACAGGTAGTAATCATCTTATGTATTTTTATCTTACAGGAATAGCTTCTAGTGCAACAACTGTAACAGACATATCTGGAAGTATAACAATACAGGCGGTTGCATTTCCAACTCCGGCTCCAGCTTCAGGGGATGATACAATAAATAACCGTTATTATTACATACCTAATCTTCCAGACATTAAGCAGATTGATTTCATTAAGGGGGTTATGTCTATGTTGGGATTGTTTGCCATTCCTGGAGATGACAATCAAATAGAGTTTTATCCTATTGAATATATCCTTGAGAATAAAAGCAGAAAGTATGATTGGAGTAAATATCTGGTATCTACTTATATGGATAACAGACCAATATCCATGTCTTTTTCTTACAGTGAATTTGCGCAAAATAATGTGTACGCATACGATGAGGATGATTATGGGAAGTATAGTGGCATTATTAAAGTAAATGATGAAACGCTGGATTTGGAAAAGGAAGCGATAACTTTACCATTTATTCCTACTGAAACCAATGGAGATAAAGCATATATCCCGCTTTATACATATGATGATGAGGGTAACTTACAGTACGACGAGGATGATGATGCAAGAATTCTGCTTCTTCCGTCTGTAAATAGTACAAAGCCAACATTTATCGGGTTATCTTGGCCGGAACTTATAGATAAGAATTATAAGGGATATAAATCTATTGTCGCAGAACAAAAGGTAATAAATGTGAGCATTAGAATAAGAGAGGTTGATCTTAAAGATTTGGATATGTCCATACCTGTATATCTGTCTCAGTATGGAAAATATTATGCAATCGTTAGTATACAAGTTGGTGAGAATGGGATTTGTAAATGTGAATTATTTCAGTTGGAGGATTAAGCTATGGCAGAGAAGGTAGAAAAGATTTTAGATATTAAGGTGAATTACAGCGATGCTATTAAGGCGATAGCGGAATATCAGAAGAAGATTGATGCGGCTAGGGAAGCAGAAAAGAACTTGAAGAAGCAGCTGAAGGATGGGGAAATTTCCCGTCAGCAGTACAATGAAGCAATGGCTGCATCAAAGATAGCTGTTGCGGACTATAATGACTCAATACGTATTATTAACAAGACAGTGCAAAATCAGATTAAGCAGGAAAAGGAGCAAGAGGGAAGTTTGAGAGCTCTTCGGGCTGAATTATCGAATTTGACAGCTGAATATGACTCCTTGTCGGAAGCAGAAAGAAAAGGAGCTCGGGGTGATGAACTGAAAAATAAAATAAACGAGGTTACGGATGCTTTGAAAGGTGGAGAGAAGGAAACGCAGAGGTATTATCGGAATGTGGGTAACTACGAGGAAGCGATTAAGAGTGCGGTTGCTAGTAATATTCCGTTTATTGGAACATTAATACAGACTCAGGATGAGATGGGAAGTGTAAAGGCGGGTGCTGTGGCAGCAGGTGCTGCCGTGAAGAATTTCTCAAAGACACTTCTTGCATTGTTGGCCAACCCGATTGTTGCTATTCTTACTGCGATTTCCGTGGTGATTATGGCTGTAGCTAAAGGTATTAAATCGAGTGAGGAAAATACAAGCAGATGGAATGCTGTTCTTGCTCCATTGAAAATGGTTTTGGATGCTGTGGGCAAGGTGTTGCAGATTGTTGCAAGTGGGATACTTTCTGTTGTGGAATCGGGTGGAAAGATGATGGAATGGATTACGAAACAGCTTGAGAAACTTCCTGTACTTGGCAAATATGTGGCAGAGGTAAACAAGGAGTATGAGAGATATATTACTATGGCAAAGGAGCAGGCGGCAATAGATAGAGACACACGAAACCTGCAGGTGCAGAATGCAAAGAATGCTCTTCAGATAGCTACTTTGAAGGCAAAGGCCGATGATGAGCTGAATGTGTCTGCGAAGGAGCGTATGGAAGCCATCAGGGAAGCTAATAGGCTGGAGGAGGAAGCCAGCAAGAAGAACTATGAACTGGCTAAGAGAAGATATGAACTGATGGTACAGCAGAATGCGATGGCTGAGAATACCAAGGAAACCAATGATGCTATTGCTCAGGCTGAGGTGGAGATGTATAATGCTTTAACCGAGTATCAGGATAAAAGAGGTGAATTACTTGGTCGTGAGGTGTCTTTGGCAAACGAAATAAAATCTGCTGAAAAGGAAAAATCGGATGCTGCCATTGCTTCAAAGCAGAAAGAGGTGGAAGCGGTAAGAGCGGCAGAGGATGCCATGCTGGCTCTCGTTAAAGATAAGCGTGAGCAGGTACGTAACACTTATTCCCGTCAGATAGAAGATTTACGCGCAAGACTGAATACAGAAACTGACCTTACTGTAAAAGCCCGGCAGGCTATCAACGACCAGATAAAAGCCCTGGAACAGAAGAAGGCTGCTGAGTTGCAAAAGCTGTCTGAGGAGGAGTTACAGAAAGAGATAGACAACCGTAGCAAGCTAATTTCTTTACAACTTGAAGCAGTAAAGAAAGGTAGTGAGCAGGAATATCAGCTTAGGATGCAGCAGCTACTTGTACAACGTGATGCCGAGCTTGCTGACAAGGAGCTGACTGAACAGATGAAGCTGGCCATTGTAGATAAATATGATAGACAGATTGATGATCTGGTGGCACAGCATGAAAAAGAGATCTCGGAGAAACAGCAGGAAGCCGTACGGGTGAGAATGGAAAACGAGATTATGCAACTTCAGCAGTCGGGTGCAAGTGAACTGGATATATTGCAGGAACAGGCTGCCCAAAAACTAGAATTGTTGAATAGTATACAGCAGCAAGAAGGGGAGAGTGAGCAGGAGTTCCTAAATCGTAAGCTTTTAGCCAATCAGGAGTACATTGATGCAAAGAAAGCTATTGCAGAAAAGGAAGTAGAGATTGAGCAGGCGAAATATGAAGCCATAAGTTCGATTGCATCTGGATTATCATCTGTTTTTGAAGCATTAGGAGATTCAAATAAGGGATTTGCTATCTTGAGTAAAACATTAGCTCTTGCAGAAATTGCGATAAATACAGGTAAAGCAATAGCTGCAGGTGTAGCTCAAGCTCAATCAGTGCCTTTCCCTGCTAATATTGCTGCAATTGCAACTACTGTAACTACTATACTTGCTAATATCGCAACAGCAATAAATACAGTAAAAAGTGCTAAATTTGCAACAGGTGGTTTAGTTACCGGACCAGGAACCGGAACCAGTGATAGCATACCTGCCCAGCTGAGTAACGGTGAGTCGGTAATGACGGCCAGAGCCACCTCAATGTTTGCTCCATTGCTTTCATCATTTAATCAGATGGGAGGGGGAGTGCCTATCAACGTAACACAGACAAGTAGTCAGACTCTTGGAGAGGATATGCTGGCCAGAGCAGTCGCAAAGGGAGTTCAGGCTATACGTCCTGTGGTTTCTGTTGAGGAGATAACCAGAGTTAATAATCGTGTAAAAGTATTGGAGAATTTGGGTAGTATATGAGAGCCTATGAATTTGTGGTGACGCATAAAAGTGTATTAGAACAGATGACCCAGCTGCAAATAAAGCCTAATGATGTAAAATACATCGAATTGTACAAGGAGTACATTAGGCTGAATAAAGAGGGGCATAAAAAAACATATATAATCCAGTATCTGTCGGATGAGTACAATGTGGATGAAAGGACTATATATAGAGTTGTGAATAGATTTTCACAGGAAATCGAAATGTAATTGATTAGGGTGGGCTGGAGCTCACCCTATTTTTTTGCTGACAAGGCGTGTCAGTGTTATTGACTTCGTAAATTCTTATAGCCGTATCTTGTTTCTTACCTTTGTTTCAAACAATTACGAGATATGGCTAAACTATTTATCAACAAAGACATTGCTCCTGACTCGGATAAGGCAAAGTATTGGCTTTCCGGTGAGGATAGCATATCCTTCACAGATATACAATATTTCATGGATTGGATGGATCGAAATGATAATCGTATTGATGTTGAAATCCATTCTTGTGGAGGGGACTGTGTGGAAGGGTATGCAATCTATGATGCTCTACGTGCTTCCGGTAAGGAGATTTCTTGCAAGGTTGTGGGTACATGTGCGAGTATGGCTACAGTGATTTTGCTTGCAGCTCCATTGGAAAGACGAACAGCATACGCACATTCATCTCTCTGTATACATGATCCATATGGTGATGGAGCATTATTGAAAGGGAAGGTTACTCCTGAAAGGCTTGAATCCATTGCTGCAGACCTCAGAGCAGAGAAACAAAAGATGCTGGACCTGTATGTGGAGCGTACTGGGCAAAATAGAGATGTGCTGGAGACACAGATGGCAACGGATAGCTGGTTCGGCCCAGAGAAGGCGATTGAACTCGGATTCATTTCTTCGATAGTTCCGGCTATTTCAGCGAAGAAAGAAGAAAACATTATTAATCCTAAAACAAATATTATGTCGAAAAAGGAAGTAAAGGTTGAATCAACTTTGCTTAGCCGTCTCCTGAGAAAGTGCGGTTACGCAAAAATTGAAGATGTTCCGGCAGTAGGTATGGTTATAACTACCTCTACTGGGGAAGAATTGAATGTGGAACGTGAAGAGGGAGATATTCAAGTTGGAGATCCGGCTTCTCCTGATGGCGAGTTTGTGCTTGAAGATGGGCGAACGGTAGTTGTTCAAGAAGGTGTGATTACGGAAATTCGTGAGCCAGGAAGTGAAGATGAGGACGTAGAGGCATTGAAGGCACGCATTGATGAACTGGAGTCGGAGGTGGCCGACCTTAAATCGAATGCCAAGACGGAGGATGAAATTAAGGTACTTGATGCGGTAGCAAAGGCTGGAGGTATTGAAAAGCTGACTAAAGCGGCCGCAAGTAAGTACATTCCAGCGGGACGTACGACCACTTACGGCAATAATCCTGAAACAAAGCATGCGAGTAAGATTGAACAGAAATTGGATGAGATCAGAGAAAAAAGAAAAGGAGGTAAAAGATGACGTGGGAACAGTTAAGTAATCTGACACCTGATAATGGTGCGATTCGTAATTTGAGAGACTTGATTATTGCAGAGACGTTTACTGATCCTGAATTGGAACGTTTCTTCACTCTTGTACAGAATGCAAAGAATGGTGAAAAAATTGGGTATCGCGGAGCAATGAGTGATGTCGGTTGGGCCGGATCTGGCTGTAATCCAAGCTATAAAAATGCAACCATTCAATTTCTGGAGAAAGAATGGTCGATTGGTGATTGGCAAGTTCCTTTAAAGTGGTGTTATACAGATCTGATTAATACTATTGCAGAATATTGTCTGAAAACAGGGACAGAAATCGGTGATCTCACTTCAACTGAATATATGGATGATATTGTATATCCAGCACTGAAGGATGCAATGATGAACATGATGTGGCGCTTTGTATGGTTCTCAGATAAGGATGCAAAACTTCATTCTGAATCTGGAGTCTTGTCTACAGGAACTGATACTGAGTTGTTTAAAACAACCGATGGCTTGTGGAAACGCCTTTTTACTATTGGAACTTCCAGTGCAGGTCAAAAAACAGCTATTGCAGCTAATAGTGAAGCAACGATGGCCGAGCAGTTTAGCAAGTTGAAGGAGTCTGGAGTCGCAATCGGAATCTTCGATGCGATGCTTGAAAATGCTGATGCTCGAATCGCGGGTTTGCCGGGTGCTGGTATTTTCTGTACTAAAACACTTGCAGATGCGTTGACAAAAGATTTGAAGCGTGAATACAAGGAAATCCTTACATGGGAACAGATCTTTGGAGGAATGAAAGTGACAGAGTATAATGGTGTTCCTGTATACCAGATTCCGGTGTGGGATAGAATGATTATGAAATACCAGAATGACGGAACGAAACTTAATCTTCCTCATCGTGCTGTGTTTGGTTCTCCTCGTGAAATGCTGGTAGGTACCCCAGCAAATGACTTGATTTCAGAATTGGACATTTGGTTTGATAAAAAAGACCGTATGAATTATTTGTACTCTACTGGTAAGATGGGAACACAGATTGGGCAGGATGATTTGTTTCAGTTAGCTTATTGATGAAAGGAGGAATTATGTCAGGAATTTGTGATTATGCAATAAAAAGAGATATCGTGGCGAATTGCGATGATCCGCTCGTTCCTGGAGTCGAGCAGGAAGGTGTTATCATGAACCGGAAGGACGTGGATTTTGCTACGGTAGCTTTCAATGCAACACGTAAAAATGTAATTGAAACGCTGGCGTTGAAGGAAGGTAAGAAAGCCTATAAGGTTATTGTGCCTGGAAGCACTCCGTTTACCGGAACGAATACGGCACTTGCTGTCGGTACCTATCAGAATACGTTTACCAATACGGTGAAAATGGTGATTCTTGCTAATGATCCGGACGTGTGTGCGGACATTATTGACGGACTGGCAAACGGTGAATATGTGGTAATCTTGGAGAACAAGGCAAAAAACTTGCAGAAAGAAGAGAATCCGGGTGATTCCGCATTCCAGATTTATGGTTACTACCAAGGCTTGAAGGCTGCCGAAATCAGCAATGATAAATACTCTGAAGAAACCGATGGCGGCTGGTCCATATCCTTACAGGAAACTAAGGTACCAAAATCTGCTTTGTTCCTTTACAAGACAGACTATGAAACGACCAAGACGGCTATCGATACATTGACATCACCAGCAGCTTGATATGGAAGTGATAGATGTGGTTAATAGGTTGAAAGAGTTGGGAAGCATTGCTTCCCTCTCTTCTTCTGACAAGGTAGAGATTGAGAATCTGTATACGCTTGTCCTTGACAAGAAGTTTGCCCGTACATCTTGTAGCGATTGCTATCATGATGCGGTTATAGAAATGAGTGTGTATCTTAACAAGAACGGAAAGATGAAAGAAAAATCAGAATACGGTTTGAAGAATGGCGTTCTCCTTCAGATGGGATTTGGAAGCGCGGAAATGTACACGAATGCCAATCTTACTGATGAAGCTGCAGAGAAGTATCTGGCGAAATACCCGGACAACATTAAGTATTTCTCAAAGAAACCCGATGACTGGGAGGAACGAGTAAAGTCCAGAAAGGACGGAAATATGGTGATTAATAACGAGCTTGTTTCTCTCATGGTGGAAGCTATGAAGGATGGAGTTTCAAGCAAGTCAATTCAGGAAGAGTTCAAGGGTTATAAAATCTCCGGAAAGAATATTACAAAAAAAGTCCTGACAGCTCACGTAAACAAGGCTCTGGAAGTATTTGCTGATATGCAGGAGAATCCGGAAGAAAGTGAAGAAGGCAGTGAGAATGGGGATGATCATGAATCTACTGATGGGCAGACCGATGAAGACGGAGAAGCGGTAGAAGGCGCTGAATAAATTAAAACCTCACGGAATTATGAAAGTAAAGGAGCTTAGAAAGAAGAGCAGTGTAAGGGTAGATATACGCTATCTGCAGCAACTTGGAATACAGTCTTACGGGGATGATAACCTCTATCCGCAGACGGTAAGAAATATCATTGCAGCGAGTTCTACCGGAAGTGAATGTGCGGACCGTTTCGCAGATTTTATTGAAGGTAATGGATTCCGTGAGGTTTCTTTCTCTGAGTATGTGGTAAATCGGAAAGGAGATACGGCTGATGACATACATTCACTGGTATGTCGGGATATGGCTGACTTCAATGGAATTGCTGTTCATGTAAATTATAATATTCTGGGCCAGATTGTGGAAGTTCAGCATATTCCATTTGAGAACTGCCGTTTGGTGGAGGAAGATGATAACGGATATGTGGCAAAGATTGCCGTGCATCCGGACTGGAGCGGTATGAAAACCAGGAGAGGGAAAAAGATTCGCGTCGTTAAAGAGAATATCGATTATATCGATGTGTTTAATCCGCTGAAATCTGTTGTCCTGGCACAGATTGAAGCTGCTGGTGGCATTGAATATTACAAAGGGCAGGTGTTATGGGTGTCCATGGCTGGGAAACAGACTTATCCGATAGGTAAATCTGACCGTGTCATTACGGAAATGAGCACGGATGAGGGACTTTCCAACGTAAAGTACAGAAATGTGCGGAATAACTTCCTTCCGTCCGGTATGGTCGTGACTAAGAAGGGTTCGGATAGTGTCAGATACGATGAAAAAGGTAATGAAATAAAGATTCCGGAGGATGACGGGTTCTCTGATAGCCTTGTAAAGCTACAGGGTGATACTAATTCTCTGAAGCTTATAGAGGTAACGCTTGAAAATGACGAAGAAATGCCTGAATTTATCCCATTCACGACCCAGAATTATGATAAGGAGTTTACCGTTACGGATGCAAGTGTGGTGGAACGTATTTATTCCGCCTATGGTCAGGAGCCGTGGTATTGTATCCGTATCGGGAAAGTGGGCTTTTCTGGAGATATATTGGAGGACGCATTTGAGTATTATAATTCTATTGTCAGCAAGCAACAACGCTTGATAGAGCGCACGTTTGACCGTATTTTCCGCTACTGGTTTGAGGTAGCAAACCCGTCAATGGATTTTAGTGTACAACCATTAAAGTATGTAAGAAATGCAGGAGTATCTAATAACAACGCTTGAGGTTTCCACTTTATCCCGTAGTATGTCTGTGCATGTTGATGAAGACAAGATAGAAACGTATATACGGGAGTCTGAGAATATTGATATCAAATCAGCTCTTGGGGATTCCCTATTCCTTGATGTGAAAGAGCATCCGGAGAAATACGTGATTCTGCTTGAGGGAGGGACATATGAAGACAAGCGTGGAGAGAAAAAGATGTTCATGGGTATTAAGACCGCATTGGCATATTATACCTATGCACGAATTGTGAAGAATGGTGATGGGAGCGTAACTAGATATGGATTTGTGCAGAAGGAGGATGAATATAGCACTCGTCCAGATATGAAGGAGAAGGTAATGGCTTATAATGATGCGTTTTCCATCGCTGACAGATATCTGAAGGAGTGTGTAATGTTCCTTGATGACAGGAAGGAAGAGTACCCGCTTTATAAAGGGTATGGGAAAATAAAAGCCAATAGAACTGTTTTTAGAATTATAGGAGATTAGTCATGAAAGATTCGCTAAATACATTGAAAGAATTAGCCAGCAGCGTTCGCAACGCAACTAAAGAAGGTGAAAATTCAGCAGAGCGAATAGGGAGATTGTTTGAAGGGATACTAGAGTATATTAAGACTCCAGAATCAATAGAAAACTACTTCGAACTAAAGCAGGATAGCAATGGGTTAGACTATATTTACACAAAGTACAACATTGCATCTGCTGGTGCACTTTCTATGTATGCAAGCGATAAGATTAATGTTCCTTCAATTTACGATGGCCTTCCGATTGACAACGATACAATCTATTGGCTTGAAGTAGATGGATCCAAGGTGCTTAAAGCAAAAGGAGGGGGAGGTGAGGCTGGCTCAGTTCAGTGGGATAATATCTCAGGTAAGCCTTCATGGATTGAAGATACAAAACCATCCTATTCATGGTCTGATATTACTGGTGAAAAGCCTTTCTATACGAAAGAAGAGATTGCTTCAAAATATGTTACTATTGATACCGAGCAGGAGATAACAGCATTAAAGCATTTCACTGCCGGCCTCTCAGTCGGAGAATCAAAGAAAAAGATCTACGAAGAAAACGGTGTTGTTTACATTGATGCAGATGTAGCTGTTACAGGAGCAATGACTTTCTATGCTTCGGCTGGTAGATCCGTATCTACCATTATGGACGGCGTAATTGTTGATGAAGAAACTATCACAAAAGGATCTGACAATGTACTTCGCATAAAAAATGCTGGTGCAGGAAGTTCCTTCGACAAGTCTGCCATGTGGACGGCATTGGCCGGATCGACCACGGAACAGATCAATAAGTCGCACCTTACTACTGCTTTGACAGGTTACGCAACCGAAAGCTGGGTGTCCGGGAAAAACTATGTAATAAAAGCTACAACATTAGCTGGCTATGGTATAACAGACGGAATTAATGCTGTCAGTGTTACCGGAACAGGTAATGCCGTAACTGCTGCATCTATTAGCGGTCACACTCTTACTCTGACCAAAGGGGCTACATTTAACAATTACACGCATCCTACGGCTACAGCTACTACCATCACAGCCGCTAATGGAAAAGTCTTGTCCGCTATCACAGTTAATAATCAAGGACATGTAACATCTGTCAGCGGTAAAACACTAGCGGCAGCAGACATACCAACCTTAGAAATATCAAAAATATCGGGTTTACAGGATTCACTGGATGCAAAGTTAGAATCTTCCGCATATACAGCAGCTGATGTTTTGGCCAAATTGAAAACCGTAGATGGCTCTAATAGCGGACTGGATGCCGATTTGTTGGATGGTACACATAAGACTGCTTTATTTACAGCTTTGGCTTCATCCTCAGCGACTAACATTTCTATCACGGTAGGAGGAACAACGAAAAGCATTGCTGACTTATTCGCGAACTCGGCAGCTAAACTTGAAACGGCCCGGACTATTTGGGGACAATCCTTTGACGGAACAAAGCCTGTAACTGGCGCACTGACCAGCGTAACAGATATCACGGGTACCGGCACATTTACAGGTGCCAATTTAAAAGCAACGGACAGTGTATATGTTAATGGAATCCGCCTGCATAAAACCGCAGACGGAGTAATTACCCTGGAGGGCAATCTAGCCGTAACAGGGGGTGTTACTATGTATGCAATAGATCCGGTTTCCGTGTCTACAGTCATGGATGGGGTAGTAGTGGATGGAACGACTATCAAGAAGGAAAACGGCAAACTTGTCGCGGTAGGAGGTGGCGAAGCTGGTAGTGTTGCATGGGGCAATATTTCCGGAAAACCTTCTGTATTTGCTACAAATATTGCAAATATTACTGACCTACATTCAAGCTGGGATTCTGTTTTAGCTGCACAGAAACCTGCATGGCTAACGGCTGTAAGTATAGCAACTATTTCGGATCTGCACGCTAATTGGGATGCATTATTAAAGGCTGCTCCGTCTGCATACGTGACTCGCTGGCCGACTATCTCAGAAGTTACTGGTAAGCAGAATTTAATTGTAAAACTTAACGGAGGAACAACAGAGGGAACGAACCAATTTACTTACAACGCAACCGGGGCTAAGACTATCAATATAACTCCGGCCGGGATCGGTGCGGCCGCAAGCAGTCATAACCATTCATGGAGCAATATTACCAGCGGCAAACCGACTACATTGGCCGGGTATGGAATTACAGACGGTGTAAATTCCGTAAGTGTAACTGGTGGCGGCAATGCAATTACATCGGCTTCTATAAGTGGTCATAAATTAACTTTGACTAAAGGAAATACGTTCGTATTATTGAAAGAAAGAAATATAAATACAACAAATAAAGGCTTATGGGATATTGACAAAACTAATGGAGGTGCAAACTGCTGGAATAACCCAGTAAACACGGCTTTGCAATTGCAAAATAATAACAATGCTCTTGCTATTATTATAGATGGAAACGAAAATGGCCGAATGGCTAATATACAAGTAGGCCATGAAAACATTAATTATGCTGCTAATGTAGGAGCTTTATATCTAAACAGACTTGGAGGTGATGTTTATATAGGAACTACTCTTGCAGCTACAATAAACAGCAATGTTGCCTCAGCTACAAAATTGCAAAATACAAGATACCTATGGGGAGTAGCTTTTGATGGGACAAAAAATATAGAAGGGACGCTAACTATTTATTCGGATAACACCTTTGACGTTGGAACTGATGCTTGTAATTTTAACAATGTCTATGCGAGAGTAGTGAGAAATACTAAGGCTAGGGATATGGTTATCTCGCAAGATGCTAGCGCAGGGCTTGTATTAAGAACTAGTGCAACTAATAGAATTTATATTACTTCTAACGGATATGTCGGAATTAATAAAAATAATCCATCTTTTGCTTTAGACGTTTCCGGATATATTAGAGCAGGTTTGGCGCATCTTGGTGCGATTGAAACTAACACTTATGGTACTGGAGAATGGACAGATACAAATATGCTTGCTAATGCAACAATAAAATCAGTAGCCTATGGAGCCGTATCTAAGAATTCAGCGCATTGCCATATAGGGTGGAAAGATGTAATAAGTGGTGTGGGATATTCAACTTATTATGCTATTGGAAGTGCACGTGAAAATTCTAACTGGGGTTCTTTGTATTTTGCAGTAGGTAACAATGACGCAGGAACGAGCGCAGGGTGTAAATTATATTTGAGAGGATATGGACAAGCAGAGCTAATAGGAAATCTTCTTGTTACGGGTGGAACAACATTCTACGAATCTGATCAGAGAGCTAAAAATATAATAGGCTTAGTTTATTTGTCATTAATGCAAATATCAGAAGCACCTACGATACGGTTTAGGTGGAACGGATGGCATACTAAGGATGATGGCCGGAACCACATCGGAGGAATAGCGCAGTATATACAGGGAATTTTACCGGAAGCTATTACCAATTCAGAAAAATCTCTAAGTATGGACTACGCAACAGTAGCATATACATTCGCTGTTCATACGGCCCGACACTTGCTCACCTACGAGAGCAGGACTGATAAGAAAATCAAGAAACTGGAGAACAGAGTTAAATATTTAGAGAAACAACTTAAAAAGCTAGGCTATGAAGAAGTTCGTACTTTGGATGATTCGGGTATTTAAGCTCGACATCCCAACCGAGAAGATTGTAACAAAAGTAGTGGAGAAACAAGTATTGATCCCGGAAAATAGGGTTATTGAAGGAGATGTAATAATCAAAGGAGACGTTCTATTTACAGGTAAAGTTCTTATAACAGGCGAAGCGACTTTTTCTGCCCAGTCAGGTGTAAAATGGGATCAAAAATTTGATGGAAACAAGGAGGGCTAATAATGAAAGTTATATTATACATGGATAAACGGGAAGGCGATATGGTGGAAGTACCTATCGCTCCCGGAAGCGACATAACAAGAAGAATATCTTATCTTCAAGCCATTGAAGAAGGGATAATAGACGGGAATAAAGTAGCTGATGCTGCCTTTATAGAAGGTGAAGATATCCCAAGTGAATATAAAGATAACGATAAGTATCTTGAAAGAGTTGTCGAAATTGATGATGCTGAATTAGCTACTAGATATAAATATCTAGTAGAAAAAGGTTACAGAGGAACACCGGAAAAGCTGGCTAAGTTAACGGCAATGCATATTGAAGTTAAAACAAAATATACATTAGCTACTTTCGCTGCTATGGATATTCCTTCTTTATTATCAGTTTATGATGTTCTCCCAACGTCAAACCTTAAATGGGATGATATTCGTGATACTCTTAATGCTTATGGTGGTGTTGTAAACAACAATGGTATTACTGCTTTCCAATCTACTAATGGGGTTAACAAATGGAGTTGGCGAAAGCCTATCAATCATTCTATTATGTTTACATTGTCTGATAATGATTTTATAGGAGCTAACGAAGATAAGCTTCAAGGTATATTCTTCGGATTGAAAGGAGCTGTAAATTTAAAGCTTAGTGAACTTCACACAGCCAATTACGAATATGTTGGTATTCCTAAAGGCGGAAGCGGATCACCTTATAGGCTTGGAGATTTTAGAGGATATGCTCGCGCGGCAAAGCCTAATTTAATAGGTTATCTTGATACAACAACCATAGACTGGAGTGCTCCTTCGTCATTTAGAGTTAGACTTGACGTAGATACTAATGGAGTTAATACGACCGGAGTGGATATAAGTAAGTTCCTTTCAACTGACGGATCTTTGACTTTTGCCAACGCATATCCGTGTGTTCTAGTAGATGGATATGCCAGGGCTTTGAAAAACGAAAGCACAGGATCTTTTACTACCATTAAGCATAACAATACATGGTATTCAAGATTCATTGCACCGGACTTCCCTTCTGCATTGCAATCAGATAAGGAAAGAACAGTGACAGTGTTTTTGACACGATATATAAATGGAGAAAACGGATCTTTAAATTTAGCAAATAAATGGCAGGATGTAAGTCAGCTTGCATCAACTTACGCCGGCGTAACTGTTCCTGAATGTATTGGTGTGAAGTGCATATTCAAACGTAATTTGCCTTACAAGCCGTTTGAAGCTGACCAGTTTAGTAATGTTACTCAGATTGGTTTCAACGTTTCATTCAGATTTACAGACGGACTTCCGGATAATAATATTACTTATGAGATCAGAGTATCTTCAACTGATGTTAATGTACCATACATAACTAACTGGCAATACACTAAGGGAGGTCAGACTAACCCTGTGCTGAGTTTCAAGTGGATTCAACTTGGAATAGTTGCTATGCCTTCCGGATCTGAAGAAGTGAAAGTTGAAGTTTGGTACGAAGTATCTAGCGTGGAGAGATATTTAGTATCAAGTAGAGTAGAGACATTAAAAATAGGATAACCTTTAAAAATTATAGTTATGGCAAAACAAGTAAAATTAGTGATCAACAACCGCAATGAGCAGGTGAATTACGATTCTAACGGAAAGGAATCCGGCAGCAACACCTCAGCTAGCTATAATGTAGTTTCTGAGACCGGTGAACAGATAGGATCAGTCAATGTTTCCAATTCATTTAACGTGTACGGGAATGCCACTTCCGAGGAATATTCCGAAGCGATGGCTTCCCTTAACCAGAAGATCGCTGAAGCGTTCAAAACCTTCAATGATACAATTACATCTAATTCAATTATCTAACCTAAAAAACAGGAATTATGAAACTGGAGAAATTAGTGATAGCATATAAAATGCTGGATGATGCCAAGATCAAAACAATGGATGACAAGGACGCAATCAAAATTATCAAAAACCGGAAGGCTATGCGTCCCCATGTTGAATCGTACGACGCTTTGCTGAAGGATGCGCAGGAAAAGTTCAAACCGGACAATATCGAGGTTATGCAGGAAAAAGTAAGCAAATGGAAGGAGCTCTCCGCTGAAGAACGAAAGATCGTTAATGAAAGCTTCAAAGCATATCAAGAAAAGGTAGATGCTGTCTGTAAGCCGGAACTGGACAAAGAAGTAGATATCACTTTGGACAAGCTTTCCGAAGACGGGGTTCTGAAACTGGCCAAGGAGAATGAATGGCCGATGAACAAATTGGATACATTGGACATCATGCTGGAGTAAGTATGGAACAGCTGAGTGAAATATCCAATATTATTGGCGGGATAGTAACTACTATCCTGCTGCCTTTGCTGGGCGTATTCATGTTCTATGACCAGAAAAAGCGCAAGGAAGAAGCAGCCGCACGCAAGGCTGAAGCTGACAATATCACTAGTTATGCGGCTGAATGGAAGGAGCTATACGAGAAGAAGGAAAATAAAGTTCACGAACTTGATGCAAAGATAGACCAGCTTTATGCTGAGAAAAACGAGGACAGGCAACGGATCCGTGAATTGATGGAGAAAAATCAGGAACTGGAATTAAAGAACCAGTCGCTTGAAATTACGAAATGTAAGAAAAGGGGGTGTCCAGACAGGGAGCCGCCAAGTGATTATTAATTAAGGAGGAGAAGAAATGAATAAGATAGACGTAATCGTAGTTCACTGCTCGGCCACACGTGCTGGGCAGGATATAGGAAAGAAGGAAATCACCCAGATGCACCTGCAGCGTGGGTTCAGCACGATCGGGTACAATTATGTGGTAAGGCTGGACGGGACGGTAGAAGTTGGCCGCTCGCTCACCATTGCCGGGGCACACTGCAACAGTAAAGGGTTCAGCG